CGTGATGCTCATTGGCGCAGCTCGTGCTCGATCAGCTTCGCCTGCACTGCAGAGCAGCCATCAATGATCTTGCCTGCCAGCATCAGCCGCTGTTCGGACTGCGAGTTGAAAAACCAGAGCACCGCCGCGAGGAACAGGACGTTAAGTCCGACGAGCACCACGAACGCCGGCGGTAGCGTGGCGATCAGGCTGTTGGCGACCCTGGTTGCCGCCTGGGTGACGTTCTGCGGCTGCTGCTCGCCGTTAGCCATCTATAGTCTTCCGGCCAGCGCCAGAACGATCAGCACGACCAACACGACACCGAGCAGGCCGAGCCCGCCGCCGTAGTAGGGCGAGCCGCCATACCATCCGGCGCGGTAGCCGCCACCACCGGCCACGGCAACGATCACCAGGATAATGACCAGCACCCAGACCAGTGACATGGCGGCTCCTAACCCGAAAGGGCAGTTGTAGTAGTCGGTATGTCCCGCTACATGTGTTCCGGTAAGCACAAGGAAGCCCAGGCAATGGCCTACATCACGACCAAGACCGAAACGCTGACCGACGGCTCCACGGTGTGGAACGTGCTCGTCATGAGCAACCAAGACACGAAAGTTCTGGAGTTCCACTGCGTCAGCCAGCGCGACGCCGCCGAGTTCGAGAAGAAACTTTACTGCGCCATTCAGGACCACACGGTTGATGCAGTCATGCGCGAGGGCGCATGAGCGACCAACAGCCCGTCACGCTGGAGTTCCTGGCCCGCCAGCAAAAACGCATCCTCGAGGAGATCGCCTCGTTCCGTGACGACATGACCGTCCTGCTCGCGATCACGACGCGGGCCGAGGCCGGCGTTACATCACTAACCACCGAGGTCCGCGCCATGCACTCACGCCACGCGAGGCTGGAGCGGCGGGTCAGGGCACTCGAACCATCGGATGAACTGCCATGAGCGACAACGAAAGCACCACGCTGTCGATCAGACTGCCGAACGAACTGCTGGAGCGGATCGACGACTACTGGCACCGCCACCGATGCCCGAACCGGGTGTCCGGCATGCGCGCCCTGATGGAACAGGCCCTCGAGGCCGACGAGAAGAAGGCGCGGCCGAAGTGAGCGAGGCTCAAGTCCGACAGCTAGCAACATCCATCGGCAACCTCGGTGTCGGAGCCATCATCACTGGTATTGCCGGGCCGCTCGTCTCGCGCGGCGTTCTAGAGACATTTCCAACAATCATGTGGTCGCTATTCGGCGTCATGCTCGTAGTCGTTGCCGTGATTGTGGCCGAAGGAGCCTGAGATGGACGCCTGGACAGCGGTGCCGTTGATCGGTTTGGCGCTGACGGTGCCATTCTGGATCTGGTGGGGATTTCTCGGCGGACGACAATGGCTAAGGCGCCAAGCGCGGCCGAAGTGACAACCCAGACCGAACGTCTCCGGCAGGAAATCCGCCTGGAGACCAGAAAATTCGTCGTGCAGGCCATTCTTGCCTTCGCCGCTACTCTGGCCGCCGGCGTGGCCATCGGCCGCTTCTGGCTGTTTCACACATAGGAGCATTCACATGAAACGCATCATTCTCGCCGCTGTTCTCGCGACCATGACCCTGCCCGCAATGGCGCAGAGCCCGCGCCTATACGCGCCAGATGGCACCTATCTCGGCAACCTGAACAGCAACCAGTTCGATCCTAACAGCGTGTCGAACCCCTACGGCCAATACGGTAGCCCCTACTCGCCAAACAGCATCAACAATCCCTACGGCCGGTATGGCAGCGAGTTCTCGTCCCAGGGCGTGCGCAACCCATACGCCCGGTGAGCGACGACCGCGAACGCGAGCTGAGGTTCAAGCTGTTGGCCGCCGAAATCGAGAACAAGAAAGCTGACACGGCGTGGAAGGCAAGGCAGATGCGCTATGAGTTCGCCAAGGTGGCCGCCGCCTATCTGGTCGGCATCGCCGCCGTGGCCGGCATCATCATCGGGGTCGGTCGGTGGATTAATCCGGAGCGACAGCCGCCAGGCACTTACATCCAATTGCCGCCCGGCACCGTCATCACCACACCGACAGGAACCAAGCCATGAGTGCAGCTGTGATAAGTGCGATCGCGCTGGTTTGGTGTCTGCTTGTGGTGGTGTTATTCGAGCATCCGCGCTGGTTCTACAGCAAGAAATACAGGTGGTGCCTTCCACCGATAGACACTCATGAGTCGGATACCCTCAGCACAGAGCAACGTTCACAGGCTGCGAGAGCGATTAAGACCCGCACGGTCTTTTGGTGGTTGGCACATCACTGAGTTGCCATCAACCGATTGCGTGGCGGACGCACATCCAATCCTGGCACAGGAGGACGGCCCGCGACAACATCGGTTCCTCCAACCTGCTGCCCGAATAGTTCAGCGACAGCAGAAACCAGTCGCTGGCTACCGGGCGCCATCAGTCCCGTCTGATTGAGCAACGCCACACCGTCTGGACTGAAAAGCTTCTCTGACAGTTTCTCCAGATTGCGTTGCGTCATGCTACTGGCGATCTTGTCGCCAGCAGTCGCGGCCACGTTCAGAACGCGTGGGCTGAGCCCGCTAGATACCCCTCTGACCAGACGCACGCCGGCAGTTGAGCCGGCGACATCCTCAAGCGCAGCCGCGCCAGCAGCGCGAGGCTGCGTCAGGCTGTTCATGCCGCGCGAGCGCGCCACCGCCTCGATCGTCTCCATGATGTTGTTGAAGCCCTGGAATTGCTGCGGCGTCATCGACGCCTCGATCGCCGCCCGCTTATTTGGATCGCTCCATAACTGCCGGCGCAGCATTGCCGGGTTAAGACCCTCTTGCGACTTGCTCGCCGTATCGAATGCATCCTGCAGGTAAGCCCGCACGCCAGCGTTCCACTCGTCTCCACGCCCTGCGGCGTGAAAGGCGTCGCGCGCCTCAGCTATCGCGCGAGGGTTATTCCCCTCGAACACCGGCGCCACGATGGCACGCGCACGCTCGGTGCCAAGAGTTCCGCCCGGCGTGCTGCCGGAGACATCCTGCAACCGAGCAGCCATGCGTTGCCCAGGCGCCGATGCCTCGCGCGCTGTGGCATAGGTTGGATAGGCTGCATCGAGATGCGTCAGAACGTCGCCCCGCAGACTATCAATCGACATCGCGGTGGTATTCTGCCCCTCGCGTTTCGCGGTGCCGTGCGCATCGTCTAGCTTCCGTTTTGCCAGATCCCACAATGCAAAGTCTGGCGTTTCCGGTGCGGGCCGGCGGTATAGGTTCTGATAATCGGTGCGGGCGGCCTGGAGTGCGTCACGCACCGCCGGTTGCTCGGCGAGTTGCGCCAGGTCGGGCGACATCACTTGTCCGGCGCGCTCGGCTGCCTGATAGGATGGACGAGCTACGGCGTTCGCGTTCTGCCGAGTGAGCCGCGTTGCATCTTCCGCACCCTGCTGGAACTGCATAGCAGCATCGGTTTTGTCGGAAGCCGACGACACCCGATCCAGGTAGCTTTGATATGCCTGATTCAGTTGGTTGCGCTGCTGCCCGTAGAACTGAGCGGCAATATCCGCGGTGCCCGGCCCCGCCGAGCCAGACGCCATGACATCTTCATGCGACAGCAGCGATGGCAGCCGGCTCGCCTGTCCCGGTGTCAGAGTAACGCCCTGCGTCTCCGCTTGCTGAGACAGCCGATTGGCATCCTGCAGCGCTGCTGGGTTGCGCTGCAGAGTTCGGACATCGGGACCGCTAAGTCCAAGTCGGTTCGGCGAGAAAAGGTGCAACAGACCAGCACCAAGCAGCTGTCCTATTCCTGCGCCAACGCCTTCGCCCGCGGTCTGCCGGAAGTTGTATGGCGTGCGTTCGGATTGCGGGTCGAACTGCCCGGCCAGTGTCTGGCGCGCCACATCGCCAGCGGCAGCCCCGCCAGCCGCCGCCAAGGGCCCGACCACCAGGGAGGCAGGGCCGGCGGCAGCTCCGCCAGCGATGCCGCCAGCAGCGGGCAGCGCAGGCCCCGCAAGGGTGCCGACGTTCTTTACCAGGTTGGCTGGAGAGAAGGTCCGCAACGCCGAGAAGTCCGGCCGGTCAGGATCAACATAATATGGCTGTCCATCCATACCGACTGCAGCCATCCGGCCGTTTGGTCCGTAGAAGATCCGGGCCTGTGCTTCCTGCGGCTTCAGGTCGGGAAATAGCTGCTGGGCAATGATGCGGCGGCGCTGCTCTGGATCGGTGGCGAGGCTGGTGATCGCCTGTGTGCCGAAGCCTGGCGCGCGGTCCTCGGCGATCGGCTTGCCGGTTGATTCTCCGACCGGATCGCCAGCTGGAATATTGCCGGCATATTGCCATGGCCGGCGCGTCACTGGATCGATATTTGGCGGCAGCTTCTCGGCGAATGGATTGGTGCCGCCGGGCGCAGAGGACTCCGGCTCCGCACCAACCGCGCCAGATGGCGGATCGTTCCTGAACGCGGCGTAGGGGTTCTCTTCAGCCATTGTCCAGCACCAGTTTCGCGGAGCCCTTGCCGAATATCTTGTCGAATTGCGCCGTTTCTTTCGGGTTCTCCCTTAAGCGATTGATCGCTGTGGCTGGTATCGAAGCAATAATAGCCTCCTCGACCACAGGATACCTGCGACCTCCCACCTCGGGGCCGTATGCTCGGTAGGCTCTTAGGTTGGTCTCGCGGATTAGATCGAGCGAGCGTCTTAGCTTGGTCTTTATCGCCTCTGCGGTATCGGTTGGGTCGACCACGAAGGGTTTCAGTCGCCCCGCCTCCGACGCAGTCTGAGATGCGCCGGTCAGCGTATGGAACTCATGGGCCTGAACATCAGCAATGGACGCACGCACAGCCACCCCTTGAGGGTCTGTCAGTTGTGCGAGGAAATTCGGCTGCAACGCCACAGCGCCAACGCCTCCAGGGTAAGCCTCTAGATCGGCTAGGGCTTTCATGGCTTTGGCCTGGCCGTCGGCGTTGGTGAGTATCCCACCGACGACCTGCGTCGGTGCAGCCTCGGGTTGCTTCTGTGTGCCGGGAACGACTTGCGGCTTGAGCGGGCCGTTCTGGCCTGGAGGTGGCGGGAATAGATCCTGGCGCACCTCTCGCGGCACCCGCGCCTTTACTGTGCCGGTGCCATCCGGGTTGGGTATCTCCTGCACATCGCCATAGGCGTATTCGTTCCAGTCGTAAGTGTATCGGGCGATATCCTCGGGCGTTGCGGACCCCGCCTTTATCTTCGGCCCGATGGTCAGCAATGTCTGCTTGATGCGGTCAGCGTCGCTCTTGCCCTTGTCGGCGTCTATTACCTTAAGTGCCAACTCCTGGTCGGCCCGCGCCGCAGCCGCCGCCTCCTTCTGTCGCACCTCCTCGTCCCGCTGCCACGTCCGCAGCTCGGTCTGATACTTGTCCTGCCGGGCGGCGTTGGCCTGCACGTATGTATCCTTGAGTTTGCCGAACTCCTCGCTGGTCACGTTCGGATCACGCTGGGCCTCCCGCAGCCTAGCCCGCTGTGCCGCGGTGAAACCGCCAGTTAATGGCTCGGGCGGCTGCGGGCGCGGGATCGCCGGAGCCTGGGGCTGCGTCGCCGCGGCTGGCGGCTGTGGCGGCGGTGCCAGCGGGTTCTGTGGCGCGAGCGGCGCTGAGACCACCGGCAGCCCGGTCTCTGGATCGGTCGTCTCCACCCGAGCAGGAGGCGCCGTTGCGCGCGTTGTGGAGGCCGCAGGCGGCGGCTGCATCGGTCCAGCCAGCTTATAGGGCGCCGGCGCTGTCGGGGCTCCAGCGGGCGCCCCAGGCGTGTAGGTCGTAACCGCCGCATTCGGATCGGTGGGCGACATGCCAGGCCGATAGCGGTTGACGTTGGTCACGTAGTTCGGATCGCCGCCGCCATTGTAAGCCGCGAGCGCGCGCGCCTGATCTGCCGGGTTGTTCGGGTCCCCGCCGCCCATGCGCGCCTTGAGGTAACGAGCACCGAACAAGATGTTGCTGCGTGGATCGCTCAGCGTTCCTGGGTCGACGCCGGTCATGCCGAACCCTGGGCTCTGCGCCGTGCTCGGCTTGATCTGGAACAGCCCGATCTCGCCTGCTGCGCCGCGCGCATTCGGATTGAACGACGACTCCTGCCGCGCCTGGGCAATGAGCAGATCCACCGGAATGCCGGTCTCACGCGAGGCCTCCTGGAAATGCGGCAGCCACTCGGTCGGCAACGTCGCGCCCGCTCCTGGCCCGCCGGTGCCACGCGCCGGGATCGCCAATGCCGGGTTGGCCGCCGTCGTGGCCCCGCCAGTGCCCGGCGCCGCAGCATCATCGGGCAGCATGCTGGCCTTGGCCCGCGCGTTCGCGCCCAGCTTGTATAGATCGGCGCTCGACGTGCCCATCGATGCGATCCGCCGCAGCGCCGCCTCGCCGGGATAGGCGCTCGGCGCGTTCTTGGCGAGCCCATACTGCTGCAACTGCGCCACCGCGCCGGGATACGCCGCCGCGCGCGCTTGCTCGTCGGGCAATTCCAGCAGCCCGCTCGACGCACGAGCCAGATACTCGATCTCGTTAGCGCCGATTGCCTGCTGCGACGCCTGCTGTTGCAACAGCGTGTTCTGGTGCGTGTCAGCCGCCTTGTAGATATCCGCCATGCTCAACAGAGCGTTCGGGTTCTGCGCAAACGGTGAAACGATGCCGCTCATGGCTCAGTATCCAAAGCTAAAGCCTGGTGCGAACTGGTAGCTCGAAACATCCGGCGCATAGGACGACAGATTGCCGGCCGTCTGCGGCACGCTGTTGGCCATCAGCCGATTCTGCGCGTAGATGTTGCCGATGCCCTGCGCGGCATTGCCGATGCCCTGCGCGGCGTTGCTGTAGATGCTGGCCTGTGCGTTGCCGGCGTTCTGCTCGACCTGTGACATGTTGCCACCAACTCCGGTTGCCGCGCGTGCCACCGTGTCGCTCGCCGTGAGCCCCTGACCGCTCAGCGCAAACAGCCGGTTGTAATAGTTGGTGAACTCCTGGTCAGCGAGGCCCTGGCCGAATGCCTGCTCGGCCTTCAGCGTGGCCCCCGAGCGCAGCATCCCGCGCGCCGCCGCGCCCGCATCAACCGCGCGCAGACCCTGATCCAGCTGCCACTGATAGCCGGGCGAGGTGCGGAACGCATCGAACGCACCCTGTTGCGCCTCCGGGCCATACTGGCCTTGCAGCGCGCCGGTCTGATACCTGCCGAAGTCTCCGGTTTCCCGCCATGGCTCAAGGTCCGTCTGCGCGGTCTTCAGGCCCTGCGCCAGCGCGTTTCGTGAGGCGCCCGCAGCGCTGCTGGCGGCGCCCGATTGCATCGCGCTGCCGGCAAGCCCAGCGGCGGCAGAGATTCCAGCGGCGGCCACGGCCCACGGCATCGCTCAGTCCTCCAATTCGAGATGATGTTCCTCAGCAACCGCGGGCTCATCGCCCTCGAGCCGATCGGCGTTGTGGATACAGGCGAACACCGCACCCGGCGTCAGCGTCCGTAGCGCGTGCTTGCAGCCGGCCGGAATGCGGATCGTGGCCGGCGCCATGAAGTCGCCTACCAGTTCGCCGTCGCGCCATACACGGACCACGCCCTGCAGCACCGCAGTAATGTGGTCGAACGTGTGTGCGTGGGTTGGCACAATGGTATCGGCATCCGGCACGCGGAAAAGCTTCAGGTAGATACCCGCATAGATCGTCAGAGAGACGGTCTCCGGCTGATGCTCGGCGCGTTTCATGGCTCGCAACGCATGGAAATTATCGCGACGATCCTGTCACACTCACCCACATTCCGAATGTTGTGCATCAGCAGGTTGTCGAACGTCCAGACCTCACCTTGCCGCTGCAGACACTCCTCACCGTCGCATTCAGTGATCGACTGCCCCGCCAGCATCACATGCGCTTTGCAGTTGTAGTATTCAGGCGCCCAATTGCCCGCATCCGAATGCGGCAGGATTTCGCCACCAGGCGGCAGCCGCGTTATCAGGATGCTCCCTAGCTCGACAGCGGCGACGCGCGTCATCAACCCGAACACCAACGGCCGCAGCGCCGGCAACTCCCGCCACGCTGACCAGAACACGTTGCGATGCTCCAGCCGCCGCGTCTGGATCGTCAACTCGGCCTCGGGCATGTAGCGCACGGTAATGTCCGTCATCTGCCCATGCGGCGTGCCGGGATACAGCCGCCGCTCTGGGTTGCGATCCCACAAGTGCTCGGCACGGTGCAGCTCGAGGAGCACCGGCGTGGTATCGAGACCCGCCGCGATCTGCACGAACCTGCTCACCGCACTCGCCTAGCGACGATCGCGCCATAGGCGCCTAGCGTCGAGGTCGTAAACCCGGCAATCGCGCTCAGATGTGCCGTGCCTGCCGCCGCCAGGCTAATCCGTCGCGGTGGTGCGAGCAGGATCTGCGTGCCGCCCGCCGGCGCCCCCGTCGCGCTGAACTGAATCAGCTGCAGCATGCCATCGGCCGGCTGCGTCGCCGCTACGGTGTTCACCCACGCCTCGACGGAACGGACCACAGTGCCACCGGCCGGCACGAACCCCACCGTGCCCCAGACTTCCCAATCGCCCGCGGTCAGCGGCAGCGACGCCACATCGCCCGCCGCGCCAGTGCCCAGCGCCAGCGGCGCACCCACCGCACGCGAGGCGGTCAGATACTCGCCGACATCGCCAGCCACCGCGTCCGATCCGTCCACCACGCCCTGGCGCGCCTGCGTCAGCACCTGTCCAGGCAATCGAGCCAGCGCGTCTGCGGTGTCCTGGTGATATTCGGTCCACGCCTGCGAATGCTGCTCCCGGTCGGGCGACATCAGCGGCGCGTTGACCGGTGGCGCCAGACGGCGCCCGCGATCGAGCGGCGGCATCAGTGCTCACCAGCGGCAATATCGGCATCCAACGCGTAGAACGTCGCCCGGCCGACCGCTGTCACGCGGAACACCCGCTGTCGGAAACTGCCAAGCCGCGTTGCATAAACCCGCTTGCGCAGATCCGACGGGGCGCCGGCGTTCATGGTGCGCGGACCACCCGTCCAGTTGATCCCGCCATCGTCCGACCATTCGAGCCGCACATCGCCCGGCGTATAGGCCCGGCCGGTTTCCATCTCCAGTTCCAGCCGCGCGCAGAATGCCCGCCGCGTCATCGCCCACAGCGGCGGGCTGATGAATTGGCGGATCAGAGGTATGCCATCATCGGTCTCCAGCCGTGGAGTGGCCTCAAACACTTTGCCCGAAAGGTTGTCACCGAACAGCAGCAGCGCGGTGGCATTGCTGGCCGATCGTGGGCGCCAGGCCAGGCTGCCATCGGTTGAACTCGACCGCTCATGCCATGCCTGGGTCAGGCAATCATACACCAGCGTCCGCGTGGCCAGAGTTATCGCATAGAAGGTGTGGCCTTCCTGGACGTAGGCGAGGCCGCACACCAGCTCGCCAAAATCCCCGTGAATGATCGCCTCGATGGCGTGCGTGCTGACCCGCTGTGCCCGATAGCCGTTGGACCGATAGACGTTGTGATCGGTGCCGAGCCACCAGACCGACCCGTCAATTCGCGCGACCGATTTTGAATCGGCGCACCCGACCCATATAACGCCGCCCGATTGTCGGCGGAACGGAAAGTCCGCGTCGCCGCTGTCGCGCCAGATTTCAATAGCGCCCTCGCCGAGCAGCCAGATTTCGCCACGATGGGCGATGACCAGCCGGGCCACGTTGGGCGCGGCGTCGGCATAGGCGAAATCCAGCGCGTCATAGGAGAGCGGATCGAACAGGCCGGAGATGAACCAGCGCCCGCTGTCACCGGACTGCACAAATACGAAATACCCGTCCAGATAGGCCACCGAATAGGCGCCAGGGTAATCGCCGCCGATCTGATTGATCGGCCCCTCGTGGGAACAGGTGTAGGCGTTCGGTGGCACACACACGACCGCCGCGGTGGGACCAACGGCGATCGTGGTAATCAGCGTGTCGTGCCCGGCCGTGTCCATCGCCGGCGTCCCGATATAGCCGAGATCGGTGACCACGCCAGTCGAGTAGAACATCCGATAGAAGTGGTCGCCGGACGCGAAATAGACGATGCCAGGCAGATCGCTGTTGATCGCGCGCACCGGCCCGGTCCCGACTGTCTTGTAAACCGACAGGCCAGGCGTCGGCACCAGCGCGGCCGCGGTGCGCGCGTCGGACGGTTCCTGCTCAGCCATCAAATTCACCAGCCGCCTGGTCGACAATGGCGGGGACGGGTGCTCATAGCTTTCCAGCGGAAACGGGATACGCCGCATCCCGGTTTTGGGTCGCTCGCCGGAGTTGGGCGCGTCCGACATCAGGCGGCGGCGCCCTCAAGCACGGCGATGCGATCGGTCAGCGCCGCGATCAGCGCATTGAGTTCCTTGATGGCATTGACATTAAGCGCGGTGATGGTCTCGCTCGATAACGCCAGCGTCGGCTCGGTCGTGTCCAGTCCGCCGGTGCCGTCCTGCAGCGGAATGCCGGCGCCCCACACCGCCTCGGGCACGATCGCCTGCACGTCCTGGGCAATGAACCCGATCTCCATCGGGGCACCGGGTGGCGTCGCTGGATTATCCCGATCGAACGTCACCGGCTGGAGCTGCAGCACCTCGGCGAGCCCTTTGTCGGATGGCGACACGTTGGCCTTCGCGCGGCGGTCGGAGATGTTGAGATAGGCACCGTTGCCGCCGACACTCGACCGCTGATTGAAGCACAGATTGTCCGTCGTGCGCATGACCCACAGTGGGAGGTCGCTCACCTTCCAGTTCAGCGTCGCGTTGGAAATCACGAACTCCAGCGAACAACCTGGACTGAACTGGAAGATCCGGGTTCCTGGAGTGCCTGCGGAGAAGCCGAACTGGTCGGGCGTGCCGCTCCAGAACTGCGTCGCAATCATGCTGGCCGAGGTGATGATGTTATGAGCCGTCGAGACGGTGCCGAGCACGCTCAGGTTGCCGGCGGCGTCCAGGTTCATCAATGTCGAGCCAGGGGCGTTCCATTGCCGCGAACCCGAGGCGGGGTCCCACAGGTCAATCCAGCCGACGCGATGCTGCTGAATGTGCTCTCCGCTGCCGCCGGTGATCCAGAACGTCCACTCGAAGCCGGTCGCCGACGACAGGGAATACTGATTGCTGTAAACGGCCCCGCCGGTGATTGTGCCGCTTACACCGAGATTGCCGGTAATCGAACCGCCGGTCATCGGCAGGACAGGCGTATAGGCTGCATTCTGCCGACCATACACCGAGCCGGTAAGCGGCGCCTCCGGCAGCACCGCCGACCAGGAGGCGTTTAATCTCCCGTAGGACTGGCCGTTCGACGGCGCATCCGGCGGCACCGGCGTCCACGCGCCGTTCATCCTGCCGTATGGCGTGTTGTTGGACGGTGCCTCCGGCAGGCTCGCGACATAGCAATAGTTCTTGAGTGCGAGCGCCGAGAACCGACCCGTGCTGGCGGTTTTGTCCGCCACGATCGAGGACGCATCGGTGACGGCGCCAAGGTCTGGCAGATCAATGACGCGGATGGTTCCGGACATTATGAAGTCCTCAGTTGCAGCAAGGTGTCGGAGGCCAGGATCGGCCGGTCGTCATCGGTCAGCAGCCACAGATCGTCACCCGCCCCCGGTGGTATGATCGGCGGCGAAGGGTCTGGTGGTATTGCGGAGAGCGGAGTGCCCCGCAGGAACGGGCGCAGGACATTAACGATGCCCTGGCTCAGCACCTCGGACTTCTCGCCGTCATTCCACAGCAGCAGGATCGTCCACCCGATGCGCCGCGGGAAATTGGCGAGCGTCCCGGTGGGCAGGTAAAAGTCCCAGGACCCGGCGGCGCTGCCTGGCGTGCCGGGAATCGACTGCAGGACCGTCCCGGCGGCCGAGCCCGGCCGTTGATAGTCGCAGCAGACATCCGCGTATGGGGTTTCGTTCCAAAGCACCAGTTGCATCGCCGGGCCGTCCTCGTCGGTGCTCAGGATAAGTGCCTGGGCTGACGGACGGTCGTTCTCGACGACGGCGACGCTCAACAGCAGGCTGTCGGACGCAGACAGCACGAGGTCGCGCCGCGGAACGTGGATTGGCGTGGTTCGCAGATAGGGCAGGGTGATAGTCTGCTGCATGGCTAGATCCTGCGCTCCACTGGCTATCTCAGAGATCAGCACTGGCAGTGAATGTGGCACCCAGGATCGCAGCGCCAGCGACAGTTGCATTGCCGCTGAAATAAATACTGAGGCCGTTATATGCGCCAGCCGCCAGGCCGCTGATATTAGCCTGACCACCGGAAGCTGTCGGGGTGACAGTCGGCGTCGCACGCATGGTGACAGGTAGCTGTTGTGATACGAGAAGCCCGCCTCCAGCACTTTGGTTGCTGGATCCCATGAGCACCTGCCCAATGCAGTAAAACCGTTGGCACTGCTGCAACTGCATCACCGGGTCCGGCTTTTCGAGCGGCGTCGCGACGGAGCCGATTTCCAGTTGCACGCCCCATATCTTCACGACACCGGATTGCACGCCGATGTTGCCCGCGCTCGGACCATTGGTAGCGCCGGCCGAATAGAATATTTGCAACACCGAGGTGTCGGTTCCTGCCGTCCCCAGCGTCTTGCCTGCACTGCTTGGCACGTTGAACGTGGCGCTATAGCGGGTCCATGTCGTGCTCAACTGAACTGCTGTTCCTGTAGCAGCCCAGCTTGCCGCTGTCCCGCCGCCGGCTCCGTAATACTGATAGCCGTTGATACCGAGCTTGAGCGCGGCCCCGGCAATCGCCCAGAAACTGAGCGTTATCGTCTTACCGGACAGGCGACGCGAACTTTCGATCGATTGGATTATCTCGTTAAATGCAGAGGCACCTGCATTGCCAGTGAACACATTTTGCAGACAAGTCGCTGCCGACTCATCCCCCACCGCTGTGCGGTCCGCGTCGGTCATCGCGACGGCTGAGAAGGAAACAGCATCCAGCGTTGATTGTGTCTGCCAGCGGTCCAGCGTGTATGCACCGTTCGCCGTGAACGGCCCCGCCCCGCGCTGCGCGACAGCGAACATCGAGTTGTGCACGGCATTTTTGCCCACGCTCGGCGGCACTGCGGCCTGCACGAACGCGGTGGTGGCGAGGCTCGTATCGGCATCGCCCGGCGATGGCGTCGGCGCGGTTGGGTTGCCGGTGAAGACGGGCGAGGCGAGCGGCGCGCCGCCTGCTGCGGTGACATCGCCCGAGGTCAGCGTTACCGCGCCGGTGCGGGTATTCCACGAGGTGACGCCGGTCCCGCTGCCGGTGGCGCGCACCCACTTAGTGCCGTCATAGGCATATACGATGCCGCCGTTCGTGGCGGTCTGGCCGTTCGTCGGGCTGTTCGGGAAATCAAACGGCAAGGGCGTGTCCTCCGCTCATGCCAGCACCATCACACGGGCCTGCGCTGACGCCGCGTCCCACGCCTGGAAGCCGGCGGGGACCGCATACACAAATCCGCTGCCACCGAAATTCAGCGTTGATTGCTCTCCTGTCGTGCCGGCAGCCCCACCCGCGAACACAAAGAATGGTCCTGTCAGATAAGAGAACGAAATCCCGCCGACGCCTGTTGCGGGATTGTTGGCCGCATTGTTGTTCCAGTTTCCACCGACGCTGCGGCCCCAATACAACGCAGCGGTCAGATCGACCGCGAAGCTGCCTGTCTGTCCGGCACCCAACACCGCTGAAGTGGAACCCAGGTTCGTGCCATTGCCCTGAATGGCCACGGCCTCCATGCGGCTGTAAATCGTGTTCGCGGTGTTGGCGAAACCCGTGATCACATAAGCCGCGTTTACCAACCCCACGCCGGCCACGACCCTGACCGCGTTATGCGTCGCCTCGAAATAGAGCTTGCCCGAGGACTTCGAGAGGGTGGATCGCACGCTGCCGGCGGCACCGTTCCAGGTTGCGGTGAGGTCGCCGTTGGTGAGTGTGATGTTGGCGCTCTTGTCGGCTGGATTGAGCGTCGTCATCAGGCGCGGCTTGCCAGGATGGAGATACCCAAATCGGCCAGGGTCGCGTCCTGCGAGACCGGAGCGAAGATCTGCAGCACATCGCCAGCCGCCAAAGAACCACCAGAACCAGACAGCGTGCAGGACGTGTTGCTGGTCGAGGTGATCGTCACGGTGCCAATAGTCGATGTGCCACCAGCCGCCAGTATCTTGTTCACGTTGAACACGGCATTGGCGGTGGCCTTGGTGGTGTCATAG